ATGGGACAGATCTTACAGGTGAACGATCTTCACGTTTACTACGGCAGCATCCACGCCGTCAAGGGCGTTTCCTTCGAGGTCAACGAGGGTGAGGTCGTCACGCTGATCGGTGCGAACGGCGCAGGTAAGTCGACCGTTCTGAACACGGTCTCCGGCCTTCTGCATCCCAAGCACGGCAGCGTTGTTTTTGAAGGCAAGGACTTAAAGGGCGTCCCCGCGCACAAGATCGTCGAGCACGGTCTTGCGCAGGTCCCCGAAGGCCGCCACGTCTTTTTGCAGATGACGGTCGAGGATAACCTCGAAATGGGCGCTTACACCCAGCCGAACTCCACCATTGAAGCGGGCATTGCGGACGTCTACGAGCGCTTCCCGCGCCTCAAAGAGCGCCGCAAGCAGATCGCCGGTACGCTCTCCGGCGGCGAGCAGCAGATGCTCGCCATGGGCAGAGCGCTCATGTCGAAGCCGAAGCTCCTGATGCTCGACGAGCCGTCTATGGGCCTTGCCCCGATCCTGGTCGAGCAGATCTTCGGCATCATCCGCGAGCTGCACGCCGCGGGCACGACGATCCTGCTCGTCGAGCAGAACGCGCAGGCCGCGCTCTCCGTCGCCGACCGCGCGTACGTGCTTGAAACGGGCCGCATCACGCTCTCCGGCACCGGCAAGGAGCTCATGGCGAGCGACGCCGTCCGCAAGGCCTACCTCGGCGGTTAAATCTCCCTCAAATGTAAAGAGTCATCCGAAAGGATGGCTCTTTTTTTGTGCAGTTTCGCCGCCGTGCAAAATTTCCGCCCAACCTACTGCACATTTGCCAAAGATATGGTATAATAAAAACAGATTAACCCCGAACCCTTGATTTTTCAGGGGTTCGGGGTTTTCTTGTTACTACCGTGTTAATAGTTCAGTGTTCAGCGGCCTATAATGTTCACCACTTTGAACGGCCCCTATTGACATTTCAAGGGCTTTGAATTATACTGAACATAGAACGAGGGTGCTACCGGCAAACGGTTAGCCCCCTACGAGATGTTTGAAGTAATCGCCGATCTGTGAGAGGGTGCGGCGATTACTTCTTTTTATTGGCCTGCATGAACAGGGCAATAATGCCAACGATTAAAATACCTGTCTGGATCAGATCAGAATATGTAACCATTTGACAGCCCCCCTTTCTATGAAGATCAGGGGGCAAGAAGCGCCCCTGATCTGGTCAGGGGAACTAACCGCTTGCCGTTTATCGGTAGCACCATCAAAAGAATACCATAGGATTTGACAAAATTCAAGGGCTTACTGAATTAGTTCAACCGTTGCTTTTAATTCATCCAAGGTCTTGTGATTGTAGACCCGGTTTCCCGTGTCCTTGGACACATGGCCCATGAGAAGATCAATACACTTCCGGTTTGCCCCGGCGCTGTCCAGTTGGGTTTCAAAGGTGTGGCGGCATTCGTGCGGGGTGTGGTTCATCTTCAGAGCCTTCATAATGTCCGCCCAAAATACCCGGTATTGGGTTTGGGAACAGACCCTTCCATTGTAGCTAATTAGGCGGGGGCCACCTTCCGCAAGGCGGGATTCCACCAAGGGCCTGATTTTGGAATGGATAGGAACCACCCGATCCTTCCCCGCCTTGGTTTTGGTTCCGCCCTTCATCGTCCCGGCCTGAAGGTTTATATCTTCCGGCTTCAAGTTCAGAAGTTCGCTGATCCGCCACCCGGAATAAAGCAGGATCAGAACCGTGTCAACCCAAGGTTCTTTCTGATGTTCCCAAACCTTCTTGATTTCTTCCTTGCTGAAGGGAAGGCGGGTGGTTGGTGGGATAGGATCAGAAGTCAGCAAGTCAGAATAGCAACGGGTGATAATGTCCATTTCAAGGGCAAACCTGTCAAGATGGCCCCAAAGGTTCTTAATTGCCGCCTGTGTACTGTACCCCTTCCCGCAACCGTCAATGGTTTCTTGCATTTGGTATGACCGGATTTGTTTATAGGGCTTTTCCCATAACGCTGAACAATGCTTGAACGCTGAACACAAAGATGAACGGTTGGATTCTCCCAGCTTCGGAGCCTTCTTTTCTTTCCAAAGTTCAAACAGTTCCTTCATGGTGATCTTGGCCCGGTCAACATCCCAAGGATCACGGTTATATTCAGCCAATAGCAAATTCCCGGCTTCACGGGTTTCTGTGTAACCCACAATATCATAGATGGGATGGCCCTTGTTATTCCAGCCAATCACTTTTTTCACAATGAATGGGCGGCGGCGATTGCCTGACAGCTTCGCCACAGTCCCATACCCATTGGGATTCCGCATTATATCACCTGTCCTTTCAGGAAAATGGGTATGGCAAAGCCAAACCCGATGTGATATAATGTCCAATGGGGATTGAAACATTAACTTCAAACGGGTTTTGTTTCGCCTGACCGCTTCCGGTGTGCAAGACCGGGGGCGGTCATTTTTTTTTGTATCTGTTCCGTATCTGTTCCATCAAAAAGCCTTGAACTGTGGAGGTTTTGAGGAACGGAACAGATGGTACAGATGCTATATTACTTCAAAGAATAGAGAAAAAAATATAAAAGAAAAAGAGTATATAGGGAACCGGCGTTTTATCTGTACCATCTGTTCCAAAACCTTGATTTACCTGTGTTTTTAGGCTTCAGGCGGTGGAACAGATGTGGACAGATCAAGTTTGTCAAGTTCACCTTTGACCTGTTCCAGAACTTCAGGATATTCAGAATCAGGGTTCATGGAATATTGATCTTCGTATTCTTTCAGGGTGTTCAGATACCGGTTCCAATGGGTGGCTTTAGCCTTTGCGGTTTTCAGTTCATCAATCTTGGCTTTCTGATCGGAATAGGAATCCAACAAAACCCGTTCTTTCTGATTATCAGCCGCCTTGAAGAAAGAAGCTGGAAGATCAGATGTGTAAGGGATGATCCCGGCCTTGGCCGCTTGATCCACCGTCAGGGCTATTTGCATACCATATTCATAGCGGGAAAAGAATGTTTCAAGGTTCTTCGTCTTTTCAAAGATGTTCAAACAATCTTGAACAATCCGCACATGGTTTTTGGCTTCTGCTACGGTGTAGGCCCCCGGCATGGATTTAATAGCCCGTTCCGGGTTTAGATTGGAATGAACCTGAACGGTGGGTTCTGTTTTGGGTGGGGCCTTCTGTTTTGGCTTTCTTTTTCGCAGAAGTAGGAACAGGAAGAACCCCATAATGACATCCATTATGATGAACACGGGGCGGAGTTCTGGCGCTTCTGTAAAAAACATGATTGTGTAGACGATAAACCCGAAACTGAAAAAGAAGATTCCAAAGCCTTTCAAGAACTTCTTCACCGAATCACCTTCTATCTAATATCGCTTTGGAAGGCTACGGCTTTTCCAAGAATTCTGATATGGTTCAGTTCTTCACCGGTATAAATCAAATCTTCATATTTAGAGTTTTCGGCCTTCAGAATCAGCAAGTTCTTTTCAGGATAATAGTTCACCCGCTTCAAAGTAGCTTCATCATCAATGATAACGGCGGCAATTTCACCATCATCAACCATATCCTGTTGCTGGATGAACACAATATCACCATCATAGATTCTGGCCCCAATCATGGAATCACCCCTTGCCCGTAAGCAAAAGTCAGCCTGAATACCGGCCCCAGCTTCCACATATAGTTCCTTTTCTTCGTTGGCAACAATGGGTTTGCCACAAGCAATATCCCCCAACAGCGGGAAACGCTTGGTTTCAATGGGAAAAAGATTATCAAAGAACTTCAGTTTTTCAGCGTCAAGTTTCTGATTTGGTTCATTCCATCCCATGATATAGGCCGGTGTAGTATCTAATGCGTCAGCAATAGCCTTGATTTTAGATTGAGTAAGGTTACGCTGATCAAGTTCAATCTTATTTATTGAAGAACGGGATTTGTACCCTAATCTTTTACCAAGTTCATCTTGGGATAAACCAAGTTCTTCCCGGCGATTGCGAATTCTGCTTCCTATTGTGGACAAGTGAATGACCCCCTTTCTGTTACTAATTATACGGCGCTGTTGGCGGCTTGTCAACATATTTTTAGCTTTTTCAAAAAAGATGTTGACATTCTTCCTACATCGTGGTAGTATGTGAGTGTAGACAAAATGCCTACCGATTTTGAAGAAAGGGGTGATTGCCGTATGACCAACACAGAGCTGTTGCGTGAGAAGATCGACCAGTCCGGTTATAAACTTCGGTTTATTGCCAAGAAGATTGGAATTACCTATCAGGGCCTTTTGAATAAGATCAATAACCGTAGTGAATTTCGGGCCAATGAGATTCAGGCTTTGTATGATCTTCTTGGCCTGACGGAAGAAGAACGAGTGGCGATTTTTTTTGCCTGTTAAGTAGGCAAAAAGTCTACAAATGGAGTAAGAACTATGAATGATGTCAGTTTGAAACCGGTCATTGATGAACTTGAAACCTTGTTTTCAAAGTTCAACAAAGCCTTCTTTGAAGGGAAGCTGGAAAAGCCTGTGATCACCGTTTCCCCGGATCATACCCGTGGGGCCTATGGGTGGTGTACCGGTTGGAAGGCGTGGCAAGACGGCACCAAGGAAGGCGGCTATTACGAAATCAACCTGTGCGCCGAATACCTGAACCGCCCCTTTGAAGAAACCTGTGGAACCTTGCTTCACGAAATGGTTCACCTTCAGAACCTTCAGGACAATGTTCAAGACACTTCCCGTTCTGGTTCCTACCACAACCGGAAGTTCAAGGAAACCGCTGAAGCCCACGGGCTGACCGTGGAGAAAGGCGAAAAGTACGGATGGCACAAAACCACCCTGAACCCGCAAGCTGAAGCCTTCGTGAAATCCCTTGGCAAATCCGGGTTCTGTCTGGTTCGGCCCCGTACCAATCCGCTGAAGGGTTCCCGAAAGGGGGGGGGGATCAAGTTCCCGTAAGTATGTTTGCCCTTGTTGTGGAACCATCATCCGGGCCACCAAGGAAGTTCATGTTCTCTGTGGGGAATGTGAAGTGGCCTTTGAAGAACAGGAGTGATAACCAATGAAGTTGATTGAATGTAAGGATTGGAAGGCCGTTCACCTTCAGGATCGAACCATTTTGAGAAGTGACCGGAACCTTTACCCCGAATCCGTCTGGTGGGGGCTGATTCGTATGGTGGAAGTGGAACCGATGGCTGAACCCGGCCACTACAAAGCTATTTGAAAGGAGTACGCACAATGACCACCTTTGCAGAGCGTTTGAAGAACGCTATGGAACAGGCCAACATGAGCCAATCCGCCCTGTCTGAACAGGCCGGGGCTTCCAAGGCCGCTATCAGCCAATATCTTTCCGGGAAGAACACCCCCGGCCCTGACCGTATCAAGGCCCTTGCCGATGCCACCGGCGTTTCCTTTGATTACCTGATGGGCTATGGAGCCGCCCCGGTTGCGGAACCGCCCATCAAGAAGATCAGCGTGAAGGAAGCCGCCCGGTGCATGGGAAAATCTGATCAGTTCGTCAGAATCGGCCTTCAGCGTGGCCTTCTTCCTTTCGGGAACGCTGTTCCCGGAACCGGCGCTTGCTGGAATTACTACATCAACCCCACCAAGTTCCGTGATTATGTGGGCGCTGATCAGTTCAATTCCTTCTTCGGCCTTACGGCCTGAAAGGGGAACACCGATGGATAACACCCGTGATGAACTGTTGGATTTGATCAGGAACGCCACCAACATTGATATGATTTGCTTCTTCGCCATTATCTATGTGGTTGCGCCCGATTCCCCCCCCCCTATACGCCTATCGCCACCCGTGGCGAACTAAAGAAGGCAATTAAGCAGTTGCGGAGCGCCCAGCATAGCCCGGATTGCCCCGCTGAAATGTCTGAAGGCTTTGAAACGGCGATTCAGTACATTCGCCGTGAATGGCTTCACCAATGAAAGGATGGTTTATATGCTTCAGATCGGAATGATCGTTAAAATCTTGCCCGATGCGGAATACAGCGGCAAGTTCACCGGCTACATCGGCAAGGTGAAGAATTACTTTTCGCAGAACAAGAAGGTTGGCGTGGAACTTTTTCAGCAGACGAATGACGCAAGTTCCAAGGGCCTGTTTTGGTTCTCTGAATCCAAGGTGGTTGCGGCGGGTAGTCTGCCTGATGCCATGATGGAATATATCAAGGCCGATCTTAACGCCACCTTTGGCGTTGCAAATCACATCCGCCGTTCCCGTCAGACCGGCCTTCCGCAGATCAAGAAGGTCATTTATAGCGGCCCCAAGACAATCATTCTGTGGGCCGACAACACCAAAACCATTGTTTCTTGTGGGGAAGCGGATTCCTATGACTACTATTCCGGTTTCTGTGCCGCTGTGGTCAAGAAACTGTTCGGTTCCACCACCCACGCCAAAAAGGTTTTGGGTGATTCCATTCAGATCAATGATTAACCTGTTCCAGCACCAACAACAGGCCCTTGATGAAACCGAGGAAAAAAACCGGGTGGCCTATTACCTTGATATGGGCCTTGGGAAAACCTTTGTTGGTTCCGAAAAAATGATGAAGCTGAACAAGCGGATCAATCTGGTGGTGTGCCAATGTTCAAAAGTTCAAGACTGGATTGAACATTTTCAAGACCACTACACCCGGAATTGTGTGTTCGACCTGACCAACCCCAAAACCTTCAAATGGTTCTTTGAACAGGTTCAGCATGAAGTTCCAACCCTGATGATTGGCGTGATCAACTACGAACTGACTTTCAGGCGGAATGTGCTGAAAACCCTGACCGGCTTCACGCTGATGTTGGATGAAAGTTCCCTGATCCAGAACGAGAACGCCAAACGGTCAAAGTTCATTCTTGGGCTGAAACCGGATAATGTGATCCTTCTGTCAGGCACCCCCACGGGCGGCAAGTATGAAAACCTGTGGAGCCAATGCCAACTGTTGGGGTGGAAGATTTCAAAAGAACTGTTCTGGAAGCAGTACATTCAAACGGAATGGGTTGAAACCGATGGATTTTGGCGGCAACAGATTACCGGCTATAAGAATGTTGACCGGCTGAAGATGAAGCTGGCCGAACATGGGGCCGTTTTCATGACTACCGAACAGGCCGGGATCAGCCTTCCAAAACGGAACTGGATCAAGGTCAAAACCCGCCCTTCACCCCTTTATTGGAAGTTCTGGAATGATCGCTATATTGCGATTGACAGCGCCAACCTTGGTGAATTTGAACTGGATGCGGATTTCTACGGTTCCAATGCCCATTGTGAACGGGAATTGATCGGTGATACCAGTTTGACCCGCCGCCTTTACGCCCGTCAGCTTTGCGGCCTATATAACCCGAACCGTTATGAAGCCTTCCGGGATTTGGTGAACAGTACGGAAGATCGCTTGATTGTGTTCTATAACTTCACGGAAGAAATGGAACGCCTGAAGGGGATTGCCAAGGGCCTGAACCGGCCTGTGTCTGTTCTTTCCGGTGAAGAAAAGAACTTGGATGCTTACCGCTACCAGCACAATAGCATTACCTTCATTCAGTATCAAGCCGGTGCAATGGGTGGCAACTTTCAGCTTGCCAACAAAATTATTTACTTCAGCCTTCCCCAAGGTTCGGAATTGTGGGAGCAATCCCAAAAGCGTATTCACCGCCTTGGGCAAGAACGGCCCTGTTTCTATTACCTGATGATCTGTCCGGGAACGGTTGAAGAAGATATTCTTTCCACTTTGGAAATGAGAAAGGACTATACCGATGAACTATTCAGAAAGTATGAGCAAGCGGCAACAGCGCCGCAAAGCCCTTAACCAGCGGTTCAGGCGGATGTTCCTTGTGGCCCTTCTGATGGGCCTTGCAATGGGGTTTATATTTGGGCGCTGTTCTGCTGTCAACAGCAAGGCCCCGGATGCCCCCATTGAACCGGATCAGCTTACCGCCGTGGCCCCGGATGTGACCTTGGAGCCGGTGGAAACTCCGCTGGTGGAAGAACCCGCCGAACCTGAACCGGTGCTGTTGGGCAGTTTCAGAATTACCGCCTATTGTTCCTGTGAAAAGTGTTGCGGCGAATGGGCCAAGAACCGGCCCAACGGTATTGTGTATGGTGCCGCTGGTGTGGAACTGAAAGCCGGTGTTTCCTGTGCTTCCCCGCTTCCCTTGGGAACCGTGGTGGAAGTGGAAGGCTTGGGTGAATACATCGTTCAGGATCGCCCCGCCCAATGGGTGATTGACAAATACGGTGAAAACCAGATCGACATTTATTTTGACAACCATGAAGCCGCTTCCGCCTTCGGCCTGAAGCAGTTGAATGTTTATCTGAAAGGAGAACCCGAAAAATGATCAAATGTGAAAATGCTTGCCCCCGTGGAAAATTTGATGGGTGTTGCCACAAATGCCCGGATTTCCACACTTGTCCTGATTCCTGTCAGGAAAACCCGAACGCCTGTGGTTCGGCCACCTTCGATGAAGAAACGGCCCTTCAGGAGTTCAAGAACACCCAGCTTGCCACCCTGAACGCCATTGCTTCCCTGACCGCCCACAAGAAGGCCATTGAGGATCAGGAAAAGGAAATGAAGGCCAAGCTGTATGAAGCAATGGTGAAGTTCGGCGTGGATAAGTTTGAATCCGATGTTCTGAACCTTACCCTTGTGAAGCCCACCAATGCCACCAGCATTGATTCCGCCAAGCTGAAGAAGAAATACCCGGACATTGCTTCCGAGTGTTCCAAGACTACCGCCAAGGCCGGTTATGTGAAGATCACCCTGAAGGACGGTGGGGCCGATGGCAAGGGATGAATTATGGGATGCCCTGAAGGATCATGCCAAACAGGTTCATTCAGAACGGGTTGCAAAGAACCCTGACCGGATCGCCTATGCTATTCAGCAGTTTGAAGCCCACGGCATTGAATACCAACTGAAGAATGAGCAAACCGGACATTTCCATTGTTGGCGGAAGTCTGATGATAAACTGTTCCAATTCTACGCTGGAACAGGAAAAATTCAGGGCTTCACCCAAGTCAGAGGTATCCACAGCCTGATTCAGATGTTGGAGGGGTGAGCCAATGGAAAAGCAGATTGATATTTGCGCTACCTGTGTTCACGATGAACCCGGTTATTGTTCCGTCATTGGCACCATTCCCCATTGCTGTTCCCGCCATTGGCATTGTGAGCCGGGAAAAGCCGCAAAGGACTATGTTCCCAAACAGGAAGAAGGTGAAGCCGATGTTCGGTAAAAGAAAACTTGAATTGCTGGCCCATACCGCACGGATCAAAGAACTTGAAGAAATCCTTTGCCCCTGTGAACAGCATGATTGGATCAGCAACGGCTATCATTTCAGCGGCGGAACCGGGCGGGGAGATGAAACCACCATTTACCACTACATTTGCAAACGCTGTAAAAAGCGGATGCAAAGTATTCAACCGTACCTTGGGAGTGATTCCGATGGCAGGTGAAAAGAACTTTGAAAACCGCCTGAAGAAGTGGCTGGAATCTGAAGGGATATATCCCTTGGGTGAACCTGTTGACCGTATGAGCGCCCCGCCCTGTGGCTTCTATGAAAAGCGTTGGGGTGGAAGCCGGTATGTGAAAAGCGGCCTTCCCGATATGCGGATCACCGTGAAGGGCATTGCCCTTGAAGTAGAGCTGAAGGCCACCAATGGAACCCCATCTGTGCTTCAGAAGCGTAATTTGGCCCAAATCAACGGTTCACAGGGGTTCGGGTTCATCCTTTACCCGGAAGGCTTTGAAGCCTTCAAGACTATTGTGAAAGGGGTGAAACAATGCGAGTTTCCCACAGCCGGGTTGAAGTCTTTGATAGATGCCCATACAAATACCGCTTGCGATATGTGGAAGGGATAGACACGATCCCGAACACGGATGCAGACAACGCCCTGATTCTTGGCACCGCCCTTCACACCGGCATTGAAGCAGGGGTTGAACAAGCCCTTGATTTCTACAAGAACAGTTTCCCGGTTCTGACGGATGATCACATTCATGAAATGATGAAGCTGGAAGCCATGATTCCCAAGGCAAAGGCCATGTTGCCACCGGGCGGAACCTTTGAATTGCCCATTGGGAACGCTGATTTCATCGGCTTCATGGATTATCTGGTTCCCGTGGGGAATGGACTGAAGCTGGATGGGCTGATCACCGGTGAAGATTTGGATGAATTTGAAGCGTTTGATTTGTACGATTTCAAGTATTCCAACAACGCCAAGAACTATGCCGTTTCCGGTCAGCTTCACGAATACAAGTATTGGTATGAACTGACCCATCCCGGCCACCGGATCAGAAATATGTATTTCCTGATTGTTCCCAAGCCCAAGATCAGGCAGAAAAGCACCGAAACCCTTTCCCAATTCCGTGACCGCTTGCAAGCGGCCTTGAAAGATGCTGAACCAACGCTGATGCCGGTTCAGTACAACCCCATGAAGATTGTGGACTTCCTGACCGATGTGAAGCACATGGTTGAAGCCACAGACTTTCCCAAGAACCCAAACCATTTTTGTGGATGGTGTGAGTATGAAGAATATTGTCAGAAAGGATGGGATTATATGTTACTTCCCAAGAATGAACGCCGTGATCTGAACGCCACCAAGAAGAAGGTTGTGTGGCTTTACGGCGCACCCTTCAGCGGCAAAACCTTCTTTGCCAATCAGTTCCCCGATCCCCTGATGTTGAACACGGATGGCAACATCAAGTTTGTGGATGCCCCCTATATCGCCATTCGTGACACCGTTACGGTGGAAGGCCGTATCACCAAGCGCAAGTTGGCCTATGAAGTGTTCATGGATGCCGTGGCCGAACTGGAAAAGAAACAGAACGATTTCCGAACCATCGTGGTTGACCTTCTGGAAGATGTTTATGAATCGTGCCGGGTTTACATCTGTGACCGTCAGGGCTGGAAGCATGAATCTGATGATTCCTTCCGTGCATGGGATATGGTCAGAAGTGAGTTCCTGAACACCCTGAAGCGGCTTGTGAATCTGGACTATGAAAACATCATCCTGATCAGCCATGAGGACAGAAGCCGTGACCTGACCCGTAAAGGGGGCGATAAGATCAGTTCCATCAAGCCGAACCTTCAGGATAAGGTGGCAAACAAGGTGGCCGGTATGGTTGATCTGGTGGCCCGTATCGTGGCGGACGATGATGAACGGGTGCTGTCTTTCAAGACTTCTGAAGTGATCTTCGGCGGTGGCCGTTTGACTGTCCGTGATAAGGAAATCCCGCTGACCTATGACGCTTTCTGTGAAGTCTACGAGGAAGCCAACCAGAAGGCCGCAGGAGCCGTGAAGCGTGGCGGCAATACCCCGGCTACCCCCGCACCTGAAACCACCGACACGCCCACCACAGCGCCCAGCAGAAGGGGCAGAAAGGCCAAGACTGAAACCCCGCCCCCGGCTGATAACTATGATCCGGCTGAAGATGCGGCAAAGGCGGCTTGTGGTGATCCTGATGGAACTTGGACACCGGGCGGCGGTGAAAAGGATGATTCTGTTCCTGTTGCTGAACCGGCCACCGGTGACACCCCGCCTTGGAACGATCTTCCCAAATGCCCGGACGGTGAACGCATTTTCAGACAGCACGATCAGAACCCGGAAATCCCCCTTTGTCCGTCCATTGACGCTGGCCACCGTTGCCACAAGGAAGGCGGCCCCGATGGTTGCCCCCTGTGGGATCGCCCCAAGGCACAGGCAGAGGAACCCGCACCCAAGACGGATGCTAACCCGCCCCGCCGTACCCGGAAGAAGCGTGAAGAATAATGGCTGATGTGCTGATGATTGCCGGGAAGCCTGAAACCATTTTCAAGGCCCGTGATTTTGAATATCTGGTTGAAAAGCACATGGGCTATGAAGCGGCCAAGTATTTCCGGGAATACGCTGAAAAGGCTGATGAAGAAGTCAGATCGGCCAAGGCCGGTGAGAACACAGACCTTGCTTCCTATGAAGCTGACCTTGAAAGCAATCACAGAGCCTTTCAGGACATTCAGACGGAAGCCGCAGTTATCACGGGTGTTCTTCAAGAAAAACGGATAAACCGTGAGAAGATCGCCCATGCAGTCAGGGAAATTGGAAAGATAATTTCCAACCAAATATAAGGAGGAACCCAAAATGAAAAACGATGCCCTGAACCATTTCAAAGAGGAAATGAACAAGCGTGGCCTGTTCCGCAAGATTCAGGTGTGCGCCAACCTGATCCCCCCCCGCCCGGTGCTGATGGTGAAGCCCTAATCGAACTTCATCGTTCCGCCGCCAAGATCGCCATTCGGAATTACGCTGAACATCATGAAGATTTTTGTGATGTGATGGCGGATGCGGCCCTTGATCATCTGCTGAACACCGTTCTTCCTGATGATCTGTTCATTCCTGATGGTGGTTTTTCCCCTACGAAAGAAGAAGTTGACAACATGAACAGGGCCAAGGAAACGGCTGACAAAGCGGCCAAGGTGCTTGATACCCTGTTTGGTGGGTTGGCTGATCTTCTGAAAACCATTTAATAAATACATTTTTTGGAGGTAAAAAACTATGGCTATTGATTTTGACAAGATTGATCGTTCTGTTGATCTGAAGGGCCTTCAGGCTGATGTGGAGGATGCCAAGAAGAACGGCGGCGGTGATTTCCCCACCATCCCCGCTGGCAAGTATGAAGTGAAGCTGGAAAGCATGGAGATCAAAGGCACCAAGGCCGATCCCAACCGCCCCATGCTGGCCGTGTCCTTCAAAATCCTGTCCGGTGAGTTCAAGAACCAGCGCCTTTTCATGAACCGTGTCCTTTACGGCACCAAGAATGACAAGAACATGATCGCTTCTGCTATGGGCTTCCTTGAAAAGCTGGATTCCGGTGTTCCTGTCAGCTTCACCAGCTACAAGCAGTTTGCCCAGCTTGTTCTTGATGTGGCGGAAGCTATTGATGGAACTTTGGAATATGCGGTGGACTACGATGATTCCCGCTTCAATTCCATCACCGTTGAAGAAGTTTTCGAGGTTGAAAACTGACCCAAAATTTTTTACAATGATTGTAGGCAAATAGTCTACCGCAAAGCAACTGTTGTCTACTTGAAAATTCACTTTCAAGCCGGGGCGAAAGCCCCGGAATGGCCCCAAGTGAAAGCCTTCCCGTGGCGGGGCTGATAAGGCGGAAACGCTGACCGATTTCACGAAAGCTGAAAGGATGTGAGTTGATGATCTTCTATGATTTTGAGGTTTTCCGGTATGACTGGCTGGTTGTCCTGATCGACCTGAACGCCCGAAAAGAAACCGTGATTATCAACGATCCCGACAAGCTGAAACGCTTCTATGAGGAACACAAGGGTGTGATTTGGGCCGGTTATAATTCCCGGAACTATGATCAGTACATCCTGAAGGCCATTCTGTGTGGGTTTGATCCAAAGCCTGTGAATGATTGGATCATTGCAGAAAATAAACCCGGTTACAGATATTCAAGCCTGTTCAGGGAATACCCGCTGATCAATTATGATGTGATGCCGAACCCGCCAATCAGCCTGAAAGCGCTGGAAGCGTTCATGGGCCATTCCATTAAAGAAACTTCTGTTCCCTTCGACATTGACCGGCCTTTGACTGAAGCAGAGTTGGCCGAAACGGTCAAATATTGCCGCCATGATGTGGAACAGACGGTGGAAGTGTGGTTACGACGGAAGGAAGATGAATTTGATGCCCAAATGTCACTTGTGAAGGCGTTTCACCTTCCCATTTCTGACATTGGCCGCACCAAAGCACAACTTTCCGCCAAAATCCTTGGGGCCGTTCAAAGGGAACACAATGATGAATTTGAAATTGAGTTCCCGCCCAGCTTGCGGATCGAAAAATACACGGAAGTTTTGAATTGGTACAAGAACCCCTTGAACCGTGATTATTCCAAAACCCTTGAACTGGATGTGGCCGGGGTTCCCCATGTGTTCGCTTGGGGTGGCCTTCACGGGGCCATTCCCAAATATCACGGGGAAGGTTGGTTTGTCAATGTGGATGTGGCTTCCTATTACCCGTCTTTGATGCTGGTTTATAAGTGGCTTTCCCGTAATGTTCACGATCCTTCCAAGTATGCGGAAATCTATCACACCCGCCTGAAGCTAAAGGCGGAGAAGAACCCCATGCAACAGCCTTACAAGATTGTTCTGAACAGCACCTATGGCGCTATGAAGGATAAGCACAATGCCATGTATGACCCCCGGCAAGCCAACAATGTTTGTGTGGGCGGTCAGCTTCTTCTTCTGGATTTGATTGAACGGCTGGAAGATCATTGTGAAATCATCCAGAGCAACACGGATGGTATTTTGGTCAAACTTCGCCGGTATGAAGATTTTGAAATGCTGGACGATCTGTGTTGGGAGTGGGAGCAAAGAACCGGGATGTGCCTTGAATTTGATGAATTTCAAAAGGTGTATCAGAAGGATGTGAACAATTACATCATTGTTCCTTCCGGGCCGCTTCGTGATGAAAAAGGGAAACCCCGCTGGAAGTGCAAGGGTGCCTATGTCAAAAAGCTGTCTGATCTGGATTATGACCTTCCCATTGTCAACCGGGCCATTGTGAACTATTTCCTTCATGGGATCAGCCCGGAAACAACCATCATGGAATGTTCCAATCTTCGAGATTTTCAGAAGGTTGTGAAGGTGTCCAGCAAGTACGAATATGCCCTTTATTCCCCGGTGGTTACGGAAGCAAAGATCAGGGATGAAAAAGGCCGTTCTAAAAAAATCACCCGCTTCAGCGGCGGTGAGGTTCAGACGGATAAAACCTTCCGGGTGTTCGCTTCCAAGGATCAGAGCAAGGGCGGAATCTTCAAGGTTTCCGGGAAAATCGTCAAGGGCCGGGAAAAGAACCCTGAAAAGTTCGGAAACACCCCAGATCATTGTTTTTTCATCAATGATGATGTGACCAACCTTCCTATCCCGGATGAACTGGACAAGCAATATTACATTGATGTTGCTTGGGATCGGTTGAAAGATTTCGGGGTGGAACGATGAACAATAAAACCTTTCGGGGGGGGGAGCGTTGAAGCATGGAACTGTTTAGGGGCTATGTGCCTACCAGAAATAAACAATGCCTTGAAAAATTCAAAGGCGTTGAAAAACTGAAAACCCGTTCAGAAGTCCAAGACCTTGATGAATACGCCGGTATTCTTGGAGAAGAAACCATCCTGATTGATGTGGACGATGCGGAAACATCTGAACTTTTGTTCAGAATTGTTCAGGATTTAGAACTGAAGTGCAGAGTGTACGCCACCACACGGGGAAAACACTTCTTGTTCAAGAACTGTGGTGTTAAAAAAAGCTGGACGAAATGCACCTTGGCCGTGGGTATCACCACGGATGGAAAGGTTGGAGCCAATAACAGCTATGAAATCTTGAAGTCCGGTGGCGTGGAACGGCCCATTCTGTATGACTTCCCTGAAGGGGAGATTCAGGAACTTCCCAAGTGGCTGACCCCAGTGAAAAGCAACTATGATTTCCCGAACCTTGGGGAAGGTGATGGGCGGAACCAAACCCTGTTCAACTACATTCTGACCCTTCAGAGTGACGATTTCACCAAGGAAGAAGCCCGTGAATGTATCAGGCTGATTAACCGTTATGTGCTGAAGAAGCCCCTTTCCGACAAGGAACTTGATGTGATCCTTCGGGATGATGCCTTCAAGAAAACATCCTTCTTCCGGGATAAAACCTTCCTGTTTGATAAGTTCGCCACCTACCTGAAGAACAACAACCATATTGTGAAGATCAATAACCAGCTTCACATTTACAAGGATGGTATCTATGTTTCCGGTGCCGGTGAAATTGAAGGGGCCATGATCAAGCTGATCAGCAACCTGAAACGGGCGTGGCGTTCGGAAGTCCTGTCCTATCTGGAAATCATGATTGAGGAAAACACCAAGGCCACCAACCCGAATATCATTGCTTTCAGCAACGGCCTTTACAATATCCGGGATGGTTCCTTCAAAGAGTTCACCCCGGATGTGGTCATTACAAACAAAATTCCGTGGCCCTACAACCCCGCTGCCCACAATGACCTTTTGGACTATACATTAAACCGGCTGGCCTGTGATGATCCTGAAGTTCGGGCCTTACTGGAAGAAATGGTGGGCTATTGTATGTACCGCCGCAATGAACTTGGCAAAGCCTTCATCCTGATTGGCGATAAAAGCAACGGCAAATCCACCTTTCTTCATGTGGTGAAGAACCTTCTTGGGGATCAGAACATTGCTTCCCTTGACCTGAAGGAATTGGGCGATAGGTTCAAAACCGCTGAACTGTTCGGCAAGCTGGCGAACATCGGTGATGATATTGGTGATGAATTTATTGCCAATGCTTCCGTGTTCAAGAAGCTGGTCACGGGTGATCGGGTGAATGTGGAGCGCAAAGGCCAAGATCCTTTTGAGTTCAACAATTATTCCAAGTTCCTGTTCAGCGCCAACAATATCCCCCGTATCAAGGACAAAACCGGAGCCGTTCAGCGGCGTTTGGTGATTGTTCCCTTCGATGCCAAGTTCACCCCCAATGATGCTGACTTCCGCCCGTTCATCAAGGATGAACTGTGTGAACAGGGTTCAATGGAATATCTGGCCTTGCTTGGCCTTCAGGGGTTGAAGCGGGTTCTTGGCAATGCACAGTTCACCACTTCCAGCAGAGTTCAGGGGCAGTTGGACGAATATGAAGAAAACAACAACCCCATTATTGGGTTCATCAATGAAGTGGGTGTTGACGGGATTGAAAATGAAGCCACCGATTCCGTGTATCGCCGGTATAAGGAATATTGCATTGCGAACAACTTCCAAGCCCTTTCCAAGATTGAGTTTTCCCGGCAGATCACAAAACGCTGTGGCTTCACAACGGCCCTGAAATGGATTAGAAATCGAAAAACCCGTGTATTTGTGAAAGGCGGTGACACAGAATGAGTGGTTCCAAGAAGGTGTTCACCACATTAGGCAGTTCCAACCATGTTCCTGAAGAACGAGAAGCATTTGATTACTACGCCACCGATCCAAAGGCCGTGGAAATGCTTCTGGAACTGGAACAGTTTTCCCCGGTCATTTGGGAACCGGCCTGTGGGGAAGGCCATATTTCCAAAGTGCTTCAGGCCCACGGTTATGAAGTCATTTCAACTGATCTGATTTACCGGGGTTTCGGTGATCCTGAACCGTTGGATTTCCTGAAGGAAACGCTGGACGATTTTGAAGGCGATATAATCACAAACCCGCCATATTCAATGGGGCTTGAATTTGTTCAAAGGGCGCTTGAAAGCGTCCGCCCCGGTGGGAAAGTGGCTATGTTCCTGAAGGTTCAGTTCTTGGAGGGGCAAAAACGGGGTGAGTTCTTCAGGCATACCCCCCCCCCGAAAAGTTTATATCAGCCGTTCCCGGCTGGCCTGTTATAAAAACGGTGATATGACCGGGAAACCGGAAAGTGCCATTGCCTATGCGTGGTATGTGTGGGAAAAGGGCTTCACCGGTGATCCGGTGATCAAATGGTTCAACTGAAAGGACGGTGCTGAATGGCCCACAAATATTCCAAGTTCAAGAACAAAAACATTCCCTATGCCAAGGTTGGGCGGCGAGTGTTCAATAGTCTGTTTGATGCAGAAACCTTTTGCACCGAACACGGCCTTGATGTCAATTTAGCTATTGAATATCGGGATGATCCTGAATTGAAAAATAACATTCAAACAATCGCCCAATACCAGAAGGCCATTCTTCAGGAATGTTTAGACCGGCTGAAGGCCCGTGCTGAAGCCTTGGTTCAAGAAATCAACCGGTGTAATGCTGATTTGGAAAAGTGCCACCCGCTGGACCGTGGTTTCTTGACGGATCGGCGAAATGAAGCCATTGCAAAGCATACGGGTACAATGGAAGCCCGTGAAATTGTGGCCGGATTGAAAAATAATTTAGAAAGGTTGACTGGTTGGCATGATTAAAGACAGCGGCGAACGCACCGAGTTTGGAACCGGCGCTGTTCGTGATATGCACAGCGGCAAAGGCCGCATGGATTTACTTCCGTGGGAAGCCTTGGTGGAGGTTTCCAAGCATTGTGAAGAAGGGGCCTTGAAGTATGGTGAACGGAACTGTGAAAAGGGTATTCCCATTCACAGCCTAATTGATTCAGCCTTCCGCCACCTTGCCAAATACATGATGGGGATGGACGATGAACCCCACCTTCGGGCGGCTTGCTGGAATTGCCTGTTCGCCCTTTACATGGAGATCAAGCACCCGGAACTTCAGGACATACCCACACGAATGAAAGAAGGCCAATGATGGAGTATAAACACAAGATAGGTTGGCTTGATCCAAGTGGAACTATGATTGAATGTGGTCATTCTGATCATATTGCAACAGCAAGAACTTTGGTCAATCTTTACCACTACCAAAACCCAGACCATTTACCGGAAGATGATGTGCTATTGAAACACGGATGGGTTCATGTTACCGTGTCACTTCTTGGAAATCGTGAATGGTGTATTTGGTGGGAAAATAGGTTGACTGATTATCAAAAAAATTATCTTCGCCCTTATTTTGAAGAAAGTGAAATTCAGCCTTCTTTCGGAAGCTTATGTAAATGGGAATCTGAAATGTGAAAGGATGCAGAACAATGAAAATTATCAAACCTGATGTGCAGTTCATCACCCCGATTGATGGGGCCACTATTCTGAAGCGGCTGGAACAATGTGGCCGTGTCTGCTACAAGTCCGAGGACAAAATCACGGAAGGTTCCGCTGAAAAGTTCGTTGCCGGGATCATCAAGCGTGGGCATGAAGCGGTTTTGGAACATTGTTCCTTCACGGTGAAGTTCATTTGTGATCGTGGGGTTTCTCATGAGATCGTCCGCCACCGGATGGCTTCTTACTGTCAGGAATCCACCCGCTATTGCAACTACGGCAAGGGCAAGTTCGGTGAGGAAATCACGGTGATTGAACCTTGCTTCTGGCCTGAAGGTTCTGATTTGTATTGGGCATGGAAAAACGCTTGTCTGATCTCTGAACAATGCTATTTTTCTTTGTTGAAATCAGGAGCCACCCCGCAAGAAGCCCGTTCCGTTCTGCCCAACAGCCTGAAAACGGAAGTGGTCATGACGGCCAACATTCGTGAATGGCGGCATTTCCTGAAGTTGCGCTGTTCACCCGCCGCACACCCGCAGATGCGGGAAGTGGCCCTGATCCTGTTGGACAAGGTTCACGCCCTGATTCCGGTTTGCTTCGATGATATTTGGAGTGAATACCATGCCGATGTTTAAGAAGTCCGGTGGTAAAATTTTCGCCGTTCAGTTCAACAAAGCTGAAGAACGGGCCTTGGATCAGGAAATCAAGAAACAGATTGTGGAAAATGATCGGGCCTTTGACATGGACAAAGAATCATCCATCCTGTGGATGCTTCACACCCAATTTGGCTTTGGCCCAAAGCGCCTGAAGCTGGCGTGGAAGCTGTTCTATGCCGAAACCTTGAAGCTACGGGAATATTACCTGATGGAACAGGCCGATGATGGGTGGTTGGCCCGTAAAAAGCTAAAGGACATTGGGTGTGACATTGAAGAATGGTACAGAGAAGAAGGAGGGAAAACCGATGCCTAAACCTTGGGAAAATGCTGAAGGGTATCACGATCCGACAGCCTACCACGGCACAAAGAATATCATCCGTGACGAGGATGAACAGCAGAAGCGGGTGAACACCCTGATCTTCGTCCTGAAGTACATCACCCGTTTGGCGGGGTTTGAACTTCTGAACCGCATTGAAATCAAAGACCGTAAGACCGGGAGGGAATACAAATGAGAAAATTGTCATTGGAGGAATGGAAAGAGGTGGCAGAAAAAATAAATTCAGCAGAGAAAGCCGTTTCCGCTATTGGATTTAATTTTCCGAAATCCATTTCAAATAAAATTGTCACGGTTTTGCACAAATTAGGAGAAATCAAGTTTGATATGCAATTTAGATGTTCGGAAATCGAATATCCTGAAATTCCTTTGAGTGAAATAGATGATATTTGGGAGGGAACTTGACTGGTTTGAACAGGTGCTTCTTCAGTAGGAGTTGGAACAGCGTGTGGAACAGATATGGAACAGATATTTTCAATACATCTGTTCCGTTCTGAACCCCCTTGATTTTCAAGATTTTTTTCCTGTTTTTGATAGCATGGAACAGATGGTACAGATGTGAATATACTTTCTTCTTATATAAGAAAAAATATATAAGATATGTGTATATAAGCAAATTGCCATTTTATCTGTACCATCTGTTCCGAACCCTTGAAAACCCTTGATTTTTCGGCATTTGTCAACGGTACAGATGTACCCTGAAACGGAACAGATTACTGCAGAAAGGATGTGTTACATAGTGAATGACAAAGACCTTTCCCAACAGGCTAAAGAATACTTTGCCCAAATCAGGAAAACGGATCGTTTGATCCATCGGCTTGATAGCACCATTGCAACCTTGCGTTCCAGCTTGACTTCTACCGGAAGCCAACTGAAACAGGACAAGGTTCAGACTTCAGGCCCCAAGAATACCCTTGAAGAAACCATCACCAAGATTATTGATCTTGAAGCCAAGATCAATGCCCGGATTGATGAACTTGTGAGCATGAAACAGGAAGCGTTCACCATGATCAACCGGATTCCTGACCTTGATCAGCAAAATATTCTGATCGGGCGCTATATTCAGTTGAAAAAATGGGAAGATATTTCTGAAGAACTGAATTATTCTATGCAATGGGTTTTTGAACTTCACGGAAAGGGTTTACTTGCTTTTGCCAAGGCAAACAGCGACTTTCTAAACAACCGAGAAAACCAGAGTGCCACCGGTTCCAAACAGAGTAAAGAATCGGTAGAATAGTAAATAAGAAATTGCGCCTACGGGAAACCGGGGCGCTTTTTCTATGCCTGATGAAAGGGGTGAATACCTGTGACACCAAGACAGCGGAAGTTCTGTGATGAATACCTGATCAGCGGCAATGCTACGGATGCGGCAATCAAGGCGGGGTATTCGCCCAAGACCGCAAAGCAGACGGGTTCTGAAAACCTTGCAAAACTTGACTTGAAAGCGTACATCGAAACCGAACTTGAAAAACTTCATTCGGCCAAGATCGCTGACGCTGAAGAAGTCATGAAATACCTGACTTCGGTGATGCGGGGTGAACATACTGAAGAAATCCCGATCCTGTGCGGTGACGGTTGCCAAGAGTTGACACAGAAAGAGGTTGGAGCCAAGGAAAGGCTGAAGGCCGCTGAACTGATTGGCAAGCGTTATGGTATGTTCACGGACAAGGTAGGTGTGGAAGGGGCCGTTCCGGTGATTATCACGGGGGATGATCAACTTGAAGATTAGCCCACAGGCCAAGCGGGTTCACCTTCCTGAAGTGGTTGGCAAGGGTTACGGAACCTTCTGGAACTTCAAAGGCCGTTACCGGGTGTGTAAGGGAAGCCGTGCTTCCAAGAAATCCAAGACCACGGCCCTGAACATCATCAAACGGATGATGCAATACCCTGAAGCCAATATCCTTGTGGTTCGCAAGGTGTTCAGAACCTTGAAAGATTCCTGTTTCACTGAACTGAAATGGGCAATCAACCGCCTTGGGGTTTCAGCCTATTGGGAAATCAAGGAAAGCCCCCTTGAAATGACCTACCTTCCAACCGGTCAGAAGATTTACTTCCGGGGCCTTGATGATCCCCTGAAGGTCACTTCAATTACGGTTGAAATTGGCTATCTGTGCTGGTGCTGGATTGAAGAAGCATACGAAATCATGAATGAAGCTGATTTTGATATGCTGGATGAATCCATCCGTGGTGCTATCCCGGAAGAAACCGGCCTGTTCAAGCAAATCACGCTGACATTCAACCCGTGGAACGAAAAGCATTGGATCAGGAAACGCTTCTTCGGGGAGATCACCGGCAAGGATGCCCAAGGAAACCCCACATACAAGTTTCATGATAGCTGGATCAGCCCGGATGGGCAGATTTACGCCACAACCACCAATTACCTGTGTAATGAATGGCTGGATGCGGCGGATTTGAAGGTTTTTGAAACAATGCGGGAAAACAACCCCCGGCGCTACAAGGTGGCTGGCCTTGGGGGTTGGGGCATTGTGGATGGCCTGATTTTCGATAATTGGCGGGAAGAAGCCTTTGATTATCTGGCTATTTCCAAGAAGCCTGATGTGAAAAGCGCCTTCGGCCTTGACTTCGGTTATACCAACGATCCAACGGCCCTGTTCTGTGGGCTGGTGAGTGAGAAGGAAAGAACCATTTGGGTGTTTGATGAACTGTATGAAAAGGCCCTGACGAACCGGGCAATCTGTGACCGGATCACCGGCATGGGTTACGGCAAGGAACGGATCAAGGCCGATTGTGCCGAACCCAAGAGCATTGATGAATTGCGGGATGCTGGCCTTCATCGTATCAGAGCCGCCCGGAAGGGCAAGGACAGCGTGAACAACGGAATCCAGTACATTCAGGGTTACACCATCATTGTTCATCCCCGGTGTGTGAACTTCATCACCGAGATTTCAAACTACACATGGGCAGAAGATAAGTTCGGGGCCAAGATCAATGTTCCCATTGATGATTTCAATCACCTGATGGACGCTATGCGTTACGGGCTGGAAGATATGTTGGTTGGCCCCGCCTTCAGCTTCGACTAACAACATGATAGTAACAAAACACACGAAAAACACACGGTTTCCGTGTGTTTGCGTTTATTAAGCAATGAAGAAAGGCGGTAAGTGAATATGTTTCTGGATAACGCTATGGAGCGTATCAACCGCCTGATCCTTCAGGGTGGGCGAACCGGCATGACTGAAAATCAGTTCTTCGCCGCTGAAATCAAGGAATGGAAGAATAGTCAGCGCCGCAAGGATCAGGTTATGGGTGATCTGTACTATGAAGGACAGCATGACATTCTTCAGCGTCAGCGCACAATAATTGGTGAAAACGGTCAACTTCAGGTGGTGACGAACCTTCCGAACAACCGCCTGATTGATAACCAATATGCCCTGATGGTGGATCAGAAAACCAACTACCTTGTGGGCAAGCCCTTTACCCTGAACTGTCAGGATAAGGGTTACACGGATGCTTTGGGCAAGGTTTTCAACAAACGGTTTTACCGGCTTCTGAAATATGTTTGTGAAGATGCCCTGAACGGTGGCATTGGCTGGCTTTATCCTTACTACAATGAAGCTGGTGAATTGTCCTTCAAGCATTTCCCGGCCTATGACATTCTTCCTTTTTGGGCTGACGATGATCACACCATCCTTGATTGTGCGATTCGTTACTACACCCAAGAAGTGTGGAACGGCTACCAGAAGGAAAAGGTGGAGAAGGTGGAAATCTTCAAAGCCGATGGCATTTACCGGTATATCTATCAAAATGATATGCTGATTGCCGATGTGGAAGCCGGTGAACACGAAAACTATTTCATGGTTGAGGAAGAAGGCCAAGAACCCAAGGGGTTCAACTGGACAAGGATTCCGCTGGTTCCCTTCAAGTATAACAAACAGGAAATCCCCCTGATCCGCCGTGTGAAAACCCTTCAGGACGGAATCAACACCATGATTTCCGACTTTGAAAACAATATGCAAGAGGACGCACGGAACACCATTCTGGTTCTGAAGAACTATGACGGTGAAAACCTTGGCGAGTTCCGCCACAACCTTTCCACCTATGGAGCCGTGAAGGTTCGTGAGGATGGCGGGGTTGAAACCCTTCAGGTTGAAATCAATGCAGAGAACTACAAGGGCATTTTGGAACTTTTGAAGAAGTCCTTGATTGAAAATGCCCGTGGTTACGATGCCAAGGATGATCGTTTGAGTGGCAACCCCAATCAAATGAACATTCAATCCATGTATTCTGACATTGACCTTGACGCAAACGGCATGGAAACCGAGTTCCAAGCGGCCTTTGAAGAACTGTTGTGGTTCATCAATCAGGATTTCAGCAACAGGGGCTTGGGCGATTATGAAGGCGCTGAACTTCAGATCGTGTTCAACCGTGACATTCTGATCAATGAAACGGAATCCATTGAAAACTGTGCCAAGTCCGTTGGTATTCTGTCCACGGAAACCATTGTGGAACAGCACCCGTGGGTGACGGATGTTGAAGTGGAGCTGGCCCGGTTGCGTAAGGAAAAGGATGAAGCAATGGAACAGGCACAGGAATACGCCGGGGCCTTCCAGACCGGCAACCAGAACAAAGGTGACAATGGCGAGGGTGAATAACCCCCGCCGTTTCACAATATATGCCGGGGCAGACCTTGAGTGTGGCGGGGTGCTATTACTCCTACCCGCCAAAGGGTGAAATTCCCTTCTCCGGCACCATCTGGCGCATTGGTCAAGCGGTCAAGACACCGCCCTTTCACGGCGGTAACACGGGTTCGATCCCGGCACGGGCTACCAAGGCCACAAAGGAAGGAACCAAAATTCAGCAAGGCGCAAGCCCCTATGAAGAAACAGCGTGGCCTAATAAGCTGAAGTGGATGGAATAGGCAGACACGGCGGATTCAAAATCCGTTGCCGCAAGGCGTGTGGGTTCAAATCCCACCTTCAGCACCATTTTTCAGGATTGGAGGAACGGCCCATGAGAAATGCGGATTATTGGCGTGGGCGGTTTTCCATCTTGGAGGACAGCGCCCACAGAGAAGCCCAGCGAACCATTCAGGACATGGAAGAACTGTATTTGGATGCCCAGCGTTCGGTTCAGAAGGAAATTGAAAGCTGGTATGCCCGTTTTGCGGTGAACAACCAAATCAGCCTGACCGATGCCCGGAAATGGCTAACCGCTGGACAGCTTGAAGAATTTCATTGGAGCGTTGAACAGTATATCAAGATCGGTGAACAGGCCGGGTTGGATGCGGCATGGCTGAAGAAGCTGGAAAATGCGTCCGCCCGGTTCCACATTTCCCGCCTTGAAGCTGTTCAGACAGGTATTCAGCAACAGCTTGAATTGCTGTATGGCAATCAGGTTGATAGTCTGGATGCCCTGTTGAAGAAAGTTGTGGGCAATGGCTACACTCACACGGCCTTTGAGGTTCAGAAGGGCGTGGGCCTTGGTTGGGATATTACCGGGCTGGATCAAAAGAAACTTGAAACCTTGCTTTCAAAGCCTTGGACAACGGACGGACGAACCTTTAGTGACCGTATTTGGTTCAAGAAACAAGAATTGGTTGACAGCCTTCAAAAAGAATTGGTTCAGGGCCTTCTTCGTGGTGACAGCCCCCAAAAAATCACGGATGCCATTCAGAAGAAGTTCAAAGTTTCCCGGTACCAAGCCGCACGACTTGTAAATACGGAAACAAGCTATTTCAACGCCCTTGCCGCAAAAGAGACCTATAAGGAATTGGGCGTTAAGAATGTGGAGATTTTGGAAACGCTGGATTCCATCACCTGTGCATTTTGTGCAAGTATGGATCGAAAAGTGGTTCCCATGTCGGAGTTTCAACCGGGTGTTACCGTTCCCCCGTTTCATCCACATTGCCGAGGAACTACGGTTCCCGCCATTGATGAAAAATATATGGGTGAAAGAGCCGCAAGGGATCAGGATGGAAAAGTTTACTATGTCCCCGGTAATATGAGTTATTCCGAATGGAAGAAAACTTTTGTGGACAACGGTTCCAAAGATGGGTTGACCCTTGCAACCATCGGGAGTATAATTAAAAATACAGTTTCGATGGTAAAAAGCGAGGGTTCCAATGTGCAGACGGTAGGCCGCATTGATATAGAAAAATACCGTTGCATTACGGACGAGATCGCCACCGATGAAGTGATTATCACCCCGGAACGGATTCAGCATATTGAAGAACGCCACCCCGGAGATTACGAACAGTTCGTTAAGTATGTTGCGGATATTCTGGAAAACCCGGATTACATCTTGGAAGCAAACAAGCCTAATACCGGTGTGATTCTGAAAGAAATTGAAGAAAATGGCGAAAAGTTCAAAGTGATTCTACGGGTAAAGGTAGAGAGTGACCCCGCTGAATATCGAAACTCCATCTTGTCCTTCTGGCAAATTGGTGAAACCACATGGAAGAAGAATGTGAAGAACAAGAAAATCCTTTACAAGCGGGAATAATACTGCTATACTTTAGATAGGATAAGAACGGGCTTTGAGGTGGAAAAAGCGTTCCCATACGCCACACGCCTTTTGGTAGTGGGCAAAAGAGATGCCGGGAGTGACGCTCCGGCCAAAGTCCAATCTTCAAGGGAACAGGTGAAAACCTGTTCCCTTCTTCTATGTGCTGAAAAAAATTGAAAAACCCTCTTGACTTTTCTGTTGCTACAATATATAATTGTTGTAGCAACAGAAAAGAAGGTGAATAAATGGTTGCTAAAAAAGGCCGTCCTGTTTCAGAGAACCCCAAAGATTATATGCTTCGGGTGAGGATGGATGAACAGACTTTGCAACAGCTTGATGAATGTTGTGAAGCTGAAAATCTTTCTCGATCTGAAGTAGTAAGGAAGGGGATTCAGGAACAGCATAGCAAACTAAAGAAATAGGGTGTCGGCTACCCGCTAAAGTACACCAACACCCTAAACCACCAGAGGTTTCCCAACTGGATAAATCCATTCTATCACAGTTGGGAACTTCTATCAAGTGAAAATTGATGGAGGTTTAACATGGAAAAATTGATCAAGAGCATTGAAGGCGTACACCCCGGTAAGTATGACCTTCGCAGGAATGAACTGGATGAACTCTATGACGCATATCATCACGACACTTTCAAGCTGATTGCCGTGGTGTTCAAGCTGGGCTTTGCCCGTGGACAGAAGGCGGTGAAGAAGGCATGAATGAACTTCAGGTATTCACCAACCCCGAATTTGGACAGGTGCGAACCGTGACCATTGAGGAAGAACCGTGGTTCGTGGGTAAGGATGTGGCGGTTGCCTTGGGGTATGAATCGCCACGGGCGGCAGTCAGCAAGAAGGTTGACCCGGAAGATAAAGGCGTTTCCGAAATGGAAACACCTTCAGGGAAGCAGCAAATGACCATCATCAACGAATCCGGTTTGTATGCCCTGATCTTCGGAAGCAAGCTGGAAAGCGCCAAACGCTTCAAACATTGGGTGACGCATGAGGTTCTTCCCGCAATCCGTAAAACCGGAAGTTATTCCATCATCCCGAAAGCAAGAGCATTGACCACAGACGATTACATGAAGGCGGCACAACTGGCCGCTACCTGTCGGAATGAACGGCTTCCCTATGTGCTTGGATTTCTGGAACAGGCCGGGTTCTCCATCCCGGAAGTGACCACCCCAGCCCCGGCCTTGGATGGGCCGGTTGACTGTACGGAGATTCAAAGACTGATGGATGAACGGGGCATTTCCGTAACGGAACTTTCCAAGCTGACGAACATTTGCAAAGCGTCTTTGAGTTATTACAAACGGGGCATTTACAAGCCGAACCGTGAACGCTATCGCATTATCATTGACGCATTAACTTAATTGATGATTTGACCACCCCGGCCTTCTGGCCGGTGGTGGTTTTTTCATACCATTTTCGCCGTTTCCCGGTGGTGGGCGGTAAACAGAACCGGAAAAATCGTGGTTCCTAACCCACGGTAAAAAAGGATTTTGGAGGTAACAACAATGACTAAAGAAAAGCTGTTGGAATGGGGCCTGACTGAAGAACAGGCCACAAAGGTTATGGAGGGCTTGAACGGTTCCTTCGTCACCAAGGCCCGGTTCAATGAGGTCAACACCGAACTGACCACCGCCAAGAACACCATCAAAGAGCGTGACACCCAGCTTGAAACGCTGAAGAAGGCTTCTGGTGACACCAAGGCCCTTCAGGATCAGATCACACAGCTTCAGGCCGATAACAAGAAGAAGGACACGGATCACGCCGCTGAACTGAAGAATCTGAAAATCAGCAATGCGGTTGAACTGGCCCTGACCGGCGCAAAGGCCAAGAACAACACCGCTGTTAAGGCGCTGTTGGTTGATTTCATCGGTAAGGCTGAATTGGCGGAGGATGGAACCGTCAAGGGCCTTGATGATGAAGTCAAGAAGTTGGTGGAAGGCAAGGATACGGCTTTTCTTTTTGAGAAGTCCACCGGCACCAAGTTCAAGGGGGCCAAATCCGCTGAAAAGGGTGACGGCGCTGAAGGCGGTATGACCCTTGAAAAGCTGAAGGCCATGAACCCCTTGGATCGCTACAACTATTCCGTCAACCATCCTGACGAATACAAAGAACTTTATGGAGGTAATGAGTAATGGCAAACACTTGCTACGATAACTTTTTCCTGTCCAACGAAATTGAAGATCAGTACCAGAGCCACCTTGATCTTCAGCAGTTTTGCACCGTGGACAACAACCTGACCGGCGTTGCTGGCATGGTTCGCAAGATTCACAAGTACAAGGCCACCGATGGCACCGAGAAGCTGACCATGGGCAACGGCAACACCAAGACCATTGAAGCCGGTTACACCGAGAAGGAATACCGGATTCAGATGGCCCAGAACCGCTTCCAGTATTATGACGAGGAAGCCATGACCGATCCCATGGTGATCACCACCGGCACCCGTCACGCTGGTACGGATATGTTCAACACCGTGAACGCTGACATTTTCGGCGCTTTCAACGAGGCCACCATGACCATCGTGACCACCGCCCTTGGCTTTGATGCCTTTGTGGATGGTGCGGCCATGCTGAATCTGGAAAACCTTGAAGGTGTGACCATCTTCGGCTTCGTCAACCCCGCTGATATGGCGAAACTTCGTAAGGCCCTGAAGGACGATCTGAAGTATGTGGAAGCATACGCCAAGCAGGGCTATGTTGGCACCGTGGGCGGTATCAACATCTACACCAAGAAGAACGCCGAAACCGGCAAGGTGGTCATTGCCACCAAGGAAGCTGTTACTCTGTTCAACAAGAAGGGTACGGAAGTGGAACAGGAGCGTGAAGGCAACATCCGCCGCAACACGGTTTATTCCCGCAAGTATTACCTTGCGGCCATGACCAATGAAGCCAAGGCGGTGAAGATCATCACCGGTTCCGCCGCTGTCACCGCTGACACCACGGTTTCCAGCGACAAGACCTATTACGCCGCTTCCGGTATCGGCTATGTGAAGGTCACGCCCGGTTCCGGTGACAACCCCAAGACCAAGGGTTGGTACGAAATCACGGCGGCGTAAGAAAGGCGGTGAACCCCGTTGCGTGATAAAGCGGTTGCAATGCTAACGGCCCTTGGCGTGGCGGGGGCCGCTGATGATCCGTTGTTGGATATTCTTCTTCAGAATGTTCAACAGCGGATTCTTAACAAAACCAATCAATCTGTGATCCCGGAAGGGTTGGAAAGCGTGGCTGTTTATATGGCCGTGGGTGAATACCTGAACATGAAGAAAACCGTTGGACAACTAACAGGGTTTGATTTGGATGCGGCAATCAAGCAAATTCAGGAAGGGGACACCAATACTGTGTTTGCAATCGGTGAAGGGAGCCTGACACCAGAACAGCGGTTGAATGGGTTGATTGATTACCTGATCAATGGCCGTTCTGATGAACTGTACAGGTATAGGAAGTTGGTATGGTAAATGCCCAGCGCAAAGCCCTTGAACGGCTTTGGAAGGATCGCTGTACGGTATATCACCGGGTAAAGGTGAAAGACCCTATCAGCAAACTTACTGATTCTAAAGAAATGCCGCTTCTTCAGGATCAGCCCTGTAAACTGTCTTTTGAAACCCTATCTTCAACAGACGGTGATCATGTTTCCAAGGTGGCCCAATCTGTGAAGCTGTTCATTTCCCCTGATGTGGAAATTCCCGCTGGCTGTAAAATCGTGGTGAAGCGGTTCAATAACCTTGAACGGGAATTCACTTATTCCAAAAGCGGTGAAGCGGGAGTATTCACCAACCATCAAGAAATCATGTTGGAACCCTTCAAAGGATATGCCTAATGGCCCGGTGGGGTAAATGTGATTTCAAGGAACTTGAACGGTTGAACGAACGCCTTGAACAACTTTCTTCTGTGGATTTCGACACCTTTTGCCGGGAAGCGGCCAATGAGATTGCCGCACGGCTTTTGGCAAAGGTGAAGAAAAGAACCCCTGTTGGGGTGGTTCCCAAATTTGACGAACCCAAAACGGTGAAGGTTCAGGGGGCAAGTGGAAAAAGCAAAACCTTCTTAACCCGATCCGGGGCCATTCGTGATAAGTATTGGTCAGGGTATAAAGGCGGCACCCTTCGGGACGCTTGGACGATCCTTCCCGTTGAGAAACACGGGGATCAATATCTTGTTACGGTGGTAAATAACACCGAATATGCAAGCTATGTGGAATACGGCCACCGGCAAACACCGGGAAGATATGTCCCGGCATTGGGTAAGAGCCTGAAAGCAAGTTGGGTGAAGGGGCGGTTCATGCTGACCATATCCACCCAAGAACTTGAAACCCAAACCCCGGCATTGTTGCAACAGAAATTGTATTTGTTCTTGAAGGAGGTGTTCTGATGCTGAATGAAGTGATCAAAGGAATTTCAATGGCGCTGAACACCGCCTTTGGGGATGAATATGAAATCCGCCAAAATGATGTTGAACAGGGTTTGGTGAATGGCAGTTTCTTCATTCAGGTTTTGAAACCGGAACTTACCCCATTGTTGGGACGGCGCTCCATGAAGCGAAACCCTTTTGATGTAATGTACTTCCCCAAGGCCCCCGGGAATAATGCGGAAATGTTCACCGTTGCGGAAAAGCTGATGGAGTGTTTGACACAGATCAGCCTTCCCAACGGTGATCTTTTGCATGGAACCGGGATGAATTATGAAGTGGTGGATGATGTTCTTCACTTTATGGTGAACTTCAATCTTACGCTGATCCAGCCCTATGAAGAACCTTATATGGAAACTTTGGATACCGATGTTGGAACGGTAGGAGGGGGTAAATAATGGCTACCAGCACGAAACCGAGAAAGCCCAAAGCAAAAGAAGCGGCCCCGTCCGTTTCCAATGCCCCGGTTTTCCCCAAGGAAAGGATTTTGACTTTCCAAAGATACGCTAACCGGCGTGATCTACTGTCTATTCTGCTGAAGGATGGACAGGAATACACCCATGATCAGGTTCAAAACCTGATTGATAACTTTATGAAAGGTAAGGTGAAATAATATGGCCCTTGGCGGCGGAACTTTTCTGACGCAGAACAAAATTCTTCCCGGCGCTTACATTAACTTTGTTTCTGTGGCAAAGGCAAGCGCCACTTTGTCTGATCGTGGTATTGCCACAATCCCCCTTGATATGGATTGGGGGCCTGAAAATCAAGTTGTAACCGTGGAGCTGGCCGACTTCCTGAAGAACAGTCAAAAGATTTTCGGTTATGCTTACACGGCGGAGAAGTTGAAGCCTATGCGTGAGATTTTCAAACACGCAAAGACGGTTTATTTCTTCCGCCTGAATGCGTCCGGCGTGAAGGCGGCGAATACTTTTGCAACTGCCAAATACCCCGGAACCCGTGGCAACGATCTTCGGACGGTGATCACGGAAAACGAGAAAAGCGAACTGGAAAGCAAACTGTATGATGTCGCCACTTTCCTTGGCACGGTTCAGGTTGACTTGCAAACCGGTATTAAGGCTATGGCCGATCTGAAGCCCAATGATTATGTGGACTGGATCACCAGCGCAAGCATTTCTCTGACCGCTTCCCTTCCGTTGAAGAACGGCACCAATGGCACGGTGGAAGATGCGGCTTATCAAACCTACCTTGATAAGATGGAAGCCTATAACTTCAACGCTATGGGTTGCCCGTCCAACAAATCCACCATTGCTGAACTGTTTGCCGCCTTCTGTAAGCGTATGCGGGATGATGTGGGCAAGAAGTTTCAGGTGGTGTGCTTCCGTAATCTGGCCGACTATGAAGGCGTTGTGAGCGTGAAGAACACCATTGTTGGGCAAACCGATGATCCCGCCCTGATCCCTTGGGTAACCGGCGCGGTGGCTGGAACCGCTGCGAACAAGTCTGCAACCAACATGGATTATGACGGGGAATATTCCGTTGATACCGATTACATCCAAACCGAGTTGGAAAACGGTATCAGGGAAGGTTCTTTCATGTTCCATCAGGTGGATGAAAAGGTTGTTGTTCTTGAAGATATTAACAGTTTCATTTCCATCACGGATGAAAAATCCAGTGACTTTTCCAGCAACCAGACCATCCGGGTTTTGGATCAGATCGCCAATGATATTGCGGTTCTGTTCGGCAAGAAGTACATTGGCAAGGTTCCCAATGATGCTTCTGGCCGTGTGAGCCTGTGGAACGATATTGTGAAGCACCACATGGAACTTCAGAATATCCATGCCATTGAGAACTTCAACCCGGATAATGTGACGGTGGTTCAGGGTGATACCAAGAAGGCCGTTGTGGTGACGGACTATGTTACCCCGGTCAACGCTATGGCCCAGCTTTATATGACCGTCTATGTTCAGTAAGAAAGGGGTGTAAAAGACGATGGCGAATACTGTAATGAACGCCAAGGATGCTGTTTCCGCTTCCTTGGCTGAATGTTTCGTGACCATCGGGGATAACCGTTACAACTTCATGCAGGCTATCAACCTT